CCGTTCTGGTGCTGGAAGACCTCGGCCTTACCGGCATTCGCCAGAGCAATATGCTCAAATCCCTCGCCCTGGCAGCAGACCAGATGGACAGCGCCGTACAGACGGCAAATACCGCGTGGGATGAGAATATCGCTCTGACGAACGAAGCCAACAAGCGATACGCCACCACGCAATCCAAGCTGGACATGATGCAGAACGCCTACAACAACCTCAAGGTTGCCGTAGGCGATGCTTTTACCCCGGCGCTGCGCGATGCCTACGACGCCGGTACGGACGTGCTGAATGTCCTCGGCGAGTTTGTGCAGGAGAATCCTGCGCTCGTCAAGGGTGTTGCAACATTCACGGGCGTAGTCGGCGGTGCAACGGTCGCATTGACGGCATACGCCGCAATTTCCAAAGTCATTAAAGCGCTCGACATGGCTACGATGTTCGGTGGAATGGCCGGGCCGATCATGTTGGGTGTGACCGCCGTGGCCGCGCTGGCTGGCGGAATCGTGGCAATGGCTGATGCAGCCGAAGACCGTGCGGCTCCGTCCGTAAAGGAATTGACAGAAGCTGCGCGTGACATGAACGAGGCGCTTACCGACGCAAAGTCTGGCTTCGATGATTCTGTCGGCAGCACAATGGCAACGGCCACAGTTGCGGAGCAGTACATTGACCGCCTGAAAGAGTTGGATTCTGTCGGTGAAAAAACGACTGCCCAGCAGCAGGAGTATCACGGAATCCTCATGAAGCTGGTTGAGACCATTCCGGAACTATCCAGCTATATCGACCTTGAAAACGACTCCATCGACGGCGGCACGGCAGCGCTCGAAGCAAACACGGACGCATGGGTGGAAAATGCCCGCGCACAGGCATACCAAAACGAGCTTTCCGAGATCTATGCGAAGTATGCCGATGTTGAAATCGAACGGGCAAAGCGCCGGGCAGAGCTGACGGATGCAGAAGAAGCCGCGCATGAAGCCACTCAGGCCTATAATGACGCGCTCGCCAAGCAAAACGCGCTTTACGCCGAAGCGCAGAAAAAGGCTGATGCCTATTACGAAGAAACCGGCGTTCTCCGTGATGCCGAATACTTCCTTGGTGACGAAATCAACGCCGTCAACGATGAGGTCACAGACGCCAACATCGCATGGATTGAGGCCGCGACGCACGTTACAAACCTGAAAGAAGCGATTGAGGAAGACAACAATGCGCTCAGTGCGGCGGATGAAGAAATTCAGGCCGTAACGGACGCATACGAAAGCCTCACGGAAGCAACGGATGATTCGACCGAAGCAACCGAAAATGCTTCGCGCGGACAGACGGAGCTGAACACCGAGATCAGCAACGTCAAGGAACGTGTTGAAGCTCTCCAGCAGGCGTATCAGGAAGCCTACAAAGCCGCTGCAGAAAGTGTTCAGGGCCAATATGCGCTTTGGCAGGAGGCAGACAGCATCGTTGCAACTTCCGCTTCCAGCATCAACAGCAATCTCCAAGGCCAGATCACGCATTGGCAGACCTACAATGATAATCTGGCCAGTCTTCGAGACAGAGCCGGTGATATTGAGGGCCTGACCGACATGATCGGTTCTTTCGCAGACGGCAGCTCCGACAGCGTGAATGCGATTGCCGGTATGGCTGCGGCCAGCGACGAAGAATTGGCCGCGATGGTCGAAAGCTGGAATAAGCTGCGCGAGGAACAGAATAAAGCCGCTGAGGACATTGCAGACTTCCGCACCAGTTTCTCCGAAACTATGGAGGCGTTCAGCGGAGACCTCGAAGACACCATTGACGGCATGGATCTTGGCACGGAAGCTGCAGAGGCAGGCCGTGCGACCATTCAGGGCTTCATTGATGGTGCGACCGGAATGCTGTCGACGGTGCAATCGGCGTATTCCCAGCTCGGATACGCCGCCCTCGCTGCTCTCAGCCGAAACGTGCAGAACAATAATTCTGTTGCTTCGAGCCGCCGCATGAGCGGGTTCTCCCGATATGCCAGCGGCACAACCTCTGCCGAGGCCGGTCTTGCCCTCGTCGGAGAAGAAGGCCCGGAGTTTGTGATGATGCGCGGCGGCGAAGCGGTCTTGAACGCGGCCGACACGCACAGTGCCATCGAAGCTATGACTTCCACTTCGGATAGCTCCGTTCCAGTGCAGGTCAACATCACAGTCGAGGGCGATGTCAACGACGGCGTTATGGAGCGCCTTGAAACCTATGGCGAGGAATTTGCCGCACAGGTACGCGCGGTGATTCGTGAAGACAATATCAACGCGCAACGGGGGGCGTACAGATGAGCAGAATCTACACGACTGTGCAGGGCGATATGTGGGATATGATCGCCTACAAGGAGATGGGCAGCGTAGACTATACCGACGATCTGATGAACGCCAATAGCTCGCTGCTCAGTTATTTCTCCTTTCCAGCAGGCGTCATGCTGACAATCCCTGATGTGGTGGAGCGCAGCGCATCTACGCTGCCGCCGTGGAAGCAGGTGCAGCGATGAGCAGCCGAAATCTCGCCAGACGCACAAAGGCCGAGGTTTCCTTCGGCGGCATCGACATCACAAAATCCATTCAGCCGTATCTTCTGTCGATCTCCTATACGGACAACGAAGAAGACGAAACGGACGATCTGCAAATCAAAATTCAAGACCGCGACGATCTCTGGCTCACGCAGTGGCTCGATGAGATCTCTGAAAAGCTGTCCTGGGCATCACCCTCTGGCGGCAGCGCGTCTGGCGATGCCGTTGTCAGCGAAGCAAACAAATATCTCGGTACACCGTATGTTTGGGGCGGCAGCAGTCCGAGCGGCTTTGACTGCTCCGGCCTTGTCTACTACGCACTCAACGAAGCCGGGATCAGCGTTCCCAGAACGACCGCGCAGGGCTACAAGGATATGGCTACACCGGTCAATGAAGCCACAGCGCAGCCCGGCGACCTCATCTTCTTCGGCACGCAGGGCGTTGTTGACCACGTGGGTATCTACATGGGCAATGGGCAAATGGTCAATGCGACCGGTTCGTGCGTCCAGATCACAGACATCAACACCCGCAGAGCCGGGATTATCAGTTGGGGCAGAATCGGCGGCGCCACGCAGAGCGGCTCTGCTGCCTCTGCACAGGCAGGCACGCAAAGCAGCGGCTCAGGATCTTCTACTTCCTCTGGCGAACAGGGTGCATCCTCCGATGGCGGCGGCGCAGAAGAACGACTCGCCATGGACGTTGTGTTTGTCCGTGAGAACTGGAACAGCGACGGCTCCGACGCGGTGCTGCCGTGCGGAGAATTTGAGCTTGACAACATCTCCTGCAGCGGGCCACCGAACACAGTCTGCATCAAAGGATCTTCGATTCCGTTTTCTTCGCAGCTCCGGCAGACCTGCAAGAGCAAGGCATGGGAAAGCTACACGCTTAGCGGCATTGCGAATGAAATCGCCGGGAGCGGCGGTATGACCTGCATGTATGAATCGGACAGCGACCCATATTATGAGCGCGTCGAGCAGATCGACATGAGCGACATTGAGTTTCTGTCGCAGCTTTGCCATGATGCCGGCATTTCTCTCAAGGCAACAAACCGGATCCTTGTACTGTTCGATCAGCGCAAGTACGAGCAGAAGCCAGAAGTCCGCACCATCAGACGCTATGACCACAGCTATAAGACGTACCAGCTCAGCACCAGCGCAGCCGATGCGCAGTATGCGTCGTGCCGGGTGTCCTACGTCAACCCCGAAACCGGACAGTGTATTGAGGGCATCGCCAAGGTCGAGGGATACACCGAAGACCCGAACAATCAGCAGCTTGAAATCACCGCCAAGGTTGGAACAGTGGACGAAGCGAAGGAGCTTGCAGAAAAGAATCTCCGTCTTCGCAACAAATTCTGCCGCCAGGCACAATTCCTGCTGCCGGGAGATACCGACCTCGTTGCGGGCGTCAATGTCGCGCTCAAAGGCTGGGGCGGCTACGACGGAAAATACATCATCAAGCAGGCTGTCCACAAGCTGGACAGCGGCGGCTATACAACGCAGATCTCGCTGCGCATGGTATTGGAGGGATATTGATGGACGCAGAAAAAGTGTTAAAGCGGCTCGTTCGCGTCGGAACTGTGACGGACATCGACAATGCCAAGCGAAAAGCGCGAGTGAAGTTTCAGGACTGCAATATGACGTCCGGATGGCTCTATGTGCTGGACACGCACCCACACATTCCAGCTTATGATCCTGCGCCGCAGAAGACAGAACTGCAGGACGGGCATCAGCACGACCTCACGATCAAGCCGTGGATGCCGCTTGTCAACGATACCGTCCTCACACTCTATCTGCCCGTGTTCAACGGGGACGGCTTCGTGCTGGGAGGTATCGGATGATTGTAGGAGCACTTGGAGACATCGTCTTTTCAGTTTCGTCGCGCACACTGAAAACGATCAGCAATTTCGTATGGTCCGGTTCTGCGCGGTACGCCACGCATGATCTCCATGCCGGCAACAGCATTTCGGAATACACCGGCACAGACCTTGCGAAGATCACCTTTGACATTCAGCTTCTTGCTTCCCTCGGCGTTGACCCAATGTCCGAGATTTGGCGACTGTTCGATCTGGAACGGCAGGGCGTGACGCTGCCGCTTACGATCGGCAATCATGGGTACGGCCGCTATCGCTGGACGATCCTGAGCCATAAGACCAAGGCAGAGCATTATGACGGGCATGGAAACATCATCGGTGCGACACTGAGCATTTCCTTGCAGGAATATCTACGATGAGGGGCGCACACTATGGGCTACAAAATCACCATGTCGGAGATCGGGCCGATCAGCCTGAACGAAACCGACCCTGTAAAATCCATTCTGCAGAACGTGTCCATCATCCTGCGGACGATCAAAGGCTCATGCCCGATGTATCGCGGCTTCGGCATTGACGCTACCTTGATCGACCGCCCGATTCCTGCGGCAAAGGTGCTGCTTTTCTCTCAAATCCGCGAGGCCATTGAGGAATATGAGCCGCGCGTCCGTGTCAAGAGCGTCGATTTTGATACGCAGGAAGAAATGCAGGGCTTTCTAAGCCCTATCGTGGAGGTGGAAATCGTCGATGAGTCGTAATACCGAATTTCAGTTTGTTTCGACCGACGCTGCGGAAATCACAAATTTTCTGATTACCGTTTATGAGAACCTGACCGGAGTAAGCGTCCGCCCCGCCAGTCCGGAAAAGCTGTTCGCGCAATGGGTAGCCAGCGTCATCATTCAGGAGCGGGTCTACAACAACTACACCGCAAATCAGAATATTCCGAGCCGCGCCGAAGGCAAGAACCTTGACGCGCTGGCAGAATTGTACTATCTGCAGCAGCGCCCACAGGCAAAACCTGCTTACTGCACGGAACGGTTTACGATCTCCGAGGCGCAGACGTTCGCCATCCTCGTCCCCAAGGGGACGCGCGTCACAGACGCCAGCAACACCCTGATCTGGGAAACTGTCGCCGACGCCTACATCAACGCTGGCGATACCTACGTCGACACCGCCATCCGGTGCCAGACGGACGGCACGGTCGGCAACGGCTACGCCGTCGGCCAGCTCAACGTGATCGTTGATGTGTTCGACTACTACACGTCCTGCACCAATATCACGACTTCCGACGACGGTTCGGAGATCGCCAGCGACGAAGAATTCTACGAGCTGATGCGCGAATCCATGTTCGCGTTTTCGACGGCCGGCGCGGTTGGCTCCTACATCTACCACGCGAAATCCGTATCTACGGAGATTGCTGACGTACAGGCCGTTCGCCCGGCTGTCGTAAAGAAAGTGACGCTTGATCTCTATACGAAAGGCGGCGCCAAGTACGCTTTTTGGGGCGGCGACACCATCGACCTGTCCTCTCTGGCGGTCTACGCCAAGGGCAGCAGCACGGCTGCGAGCGCCGACACAGATTATACCGTCACCTAC